AAGGAAACCTTCGCGGCCAAGCACGAGGGGCCGCGCAACGCAGGGCGGTTCCTCCTCCTCGACGGCGGCCTCAAGCCGTTCAAATTCGGGCTCACGCCGCAGGAGATGTCCTGGCAGGACCTCATCACGTCGAGCGCCCGGGAGATCGCCCTCGTCTACGGCGTCCCCCCCGAGCTCCTCGGTGATGCCTCGCAGAAGACATTCTCGAACTACCGAGAGGCGCGCAGCTCGCTCTACACCGAGACGGTTCTCCCGCTCCTCGACCGGTGGGGCGGGACGTTCGCGCGGTGGAACCAGACACTCTACGGCGAGGAGTTCCGGTTCATCGTCGACCTGGACACCATCGAGGCCCTCTCGCAGCGCCGCGCGGAGAAGTGGGCCGCCATCCGTGGGGCTTACGTGGATGGCGTCCTCACCCTCGACGAGGTGCGCGAGGAAATGGGATGGGAGCCTGTCGGCGGGGCGGCCGGTACGTCCTTCCGGTCGCCCTCTCCCGCGCTCCAGATTGCCGGAGGGAAGGCCTCCGCGTATCCGCACGAGCACAAGGCCCGCAGGCGTAAGCGGGCCTTGAAGCCCATCGACCACGAGCGGCCCTCCGTGACGATGGCCACGCGCGGCATGGCGAAGGAACTCGCGGCCTTCCTCCGTTCCATGCGCGCGCCCTACACGGCGCGCCTGCTCGACGCCTACAAGGGCCCGTCGAAATCCGTCGAGTCCGCCCAGGACGTTATGGACCTCCTGGCCCTGCTCGATGAAGGGCAGTGGAAGACGCTACCGAAGGCGCTCCAGCCCTACATCGAGGGCGTTGCGCGCGACGGGGTGCGAGCCGCAGGGATACAAGTCGGCGTCACCTCGGAGGAGTTCGAGGACCTGGTCAAGCTCGCGGACCCCAGGGCGATCAATTGGGCCAGGGACCGCGCGGCCGAACTCGTCGGAATGAAGTGGGACGGCGACTCCCTCGTCCCCAACCCGCGCGCCGAGTGGCGCATCGACGAAAGCACGCGACAGGATCTCCGCCAGCTCGTGACCTCTGCCCTGGAAGACGGGTGGAGCAATGACCGCCTCGCGCAAGCCATCGAGGAGTCGGCCTCATTCTCCGCCGGCCGCGCCGAGACGGTCGCGCGGACGGAGCTGGCCTACGCCGACAGCGCGGCGAATCAAATCGCGTGGACCGAGAGCGGAGTCGTGAAGGCCAAGGTCTGGCTTTTGTCAAACGACGAGGGCACCTGCGAGATCTGCGAGGCCAACGCGGCCGCGGGAGAGGTCGCCATCGACGCCGCCTTCCCTAGCGGCGACCGCGAGGAGCCCGCGCATCCGAATTGCCGCTGCGTCACCGTCCCCGTTGTCGCATCGACCTAACCATGGCGGACCGAGAGGAGCGTTGACCATGGAGCGCAAGGCGTTTCGATTTGAACTGAAGAGCCTCACCGAGGAGGGGACGTTCACCGGCTACGCCGCGGTGTTCGGGAACAAGGACCTCGGCGGGGACATCATCGAGCCCGGCGCGTTCGCTCAGACCCTCCGGCACAAGGGCGGGAAAGTCGTCCTGCTCGACTACCACGACCCCACGCGGCGCGTTGGCGTGGCCTACCTCGAAGAGGATTCGAAAGGCCTCCGCGTGGAGAAGGGCGTCATCAATCTCGGCAAGGGCTCCGGCGCCGAGATGTACGCGGATCTCCGGTTCTACAAAGAACACGGCCTCCCGATCGAGATGTCGATTGGGTACGAGACCGTGACAAAAGACGTGATCGACAACGTCCGGCACCTCAAAGAGGTGGCCCTCTGGGAGGTGTCGCTCGTTACGTTCGCGATGAACCCGAAAGCGCGCGTCACGAACGTCAAGGCCGACGAGGAGGTCGTCTCCCGCCTGGCCGAACTGGAAGCACAGAATGAGGCACTGTCCCGCAGGGTGGCCGAGGTCGAGGCCAAGGCCAGCACAGCCCCCGCGTCGGCAGGCGCCAGCGAAACGCCCCCCGCGGCGGAACCCCACGCGGAGGATTTCACTCCACTCGTGCAGGCCCTCAAGGACCTGCGCGGAACCCTGGCCGAAAGGAGCTGACAATGGGCGACGAACTGAGGCCGGTCCTCGATGAGATCGGCAAGGTCCACAACGAGTTCAAGAGCTACTGCGAGAGCGCCGACGCCGAGATCAAGCGCATCGGCGTGGAGATGCCCGAGACGAAGGCCGCGCTCGACAAGATGAACGCGCGCCTCGACACCCTGGAGGGCAGCGTCACGAGCCTGCGCCGCCCCTCCACCCCAGAGGCCGACGAGAGCCGGACCAAGGCGGCCGCCGTGCTGGCGTTCCGCAAGGCCCTCAAGTCCCCCGACATGCTCACGAAGGAGGAGCGCCAGCTCGTCCAGCCCGTGAGCGTCAACGCCGCGGGCGAGATCAAGAGCCTTGCCACCGACAACTTCGCGGCCGCCGGCGCCCTGCTCGCCCCCGCCGGGTTCGTGGAGGGGATTGTCAAAGACCTGTCCGAAATCTCCCCGGTCCGCGCCCACGCTCGCCTCGTCACCATGAGCGGGAAGTCGGTGTTGGTCCCGGTGCGGACCTCCCCGGCCGTCGGCGCGTGGGTCACGGAGCGGGCCACCACGACCGAGGACACGTCCTTGGCGTACTCCCAGAAGGAGCTGTTCGCCCACGACGCGACGTGCCTCTACAAGGCGACCCACCAGCAGCTCGAGGACGCGGCCTTCGCCATCGAGCAGGAGATCGCCGCGGAGTTCACCGAAGCGTTCGCCGTTCTCGAGGGCGCCGCGTTCATCTCCGGCAACGGCGTCGGCAAGCCGATGGGAATCCTCTCCGACTCCGGCGTGACCTCGGGCGCGCTCGCCTCCGGCAGCGCCACCGCGTTCGACGCCGACGACATCATCGACCTCGTCGCCACCCTGAAAGACATCTACTACCCGTGCGCGCGGTTCTTCCTCCACCGCAAGACCCTGGCCTTCCTGCGCAAGTTGAAGGCGGGCGACGGTCACTACCTGTGGGCGCCGCAGTTCGACGCCGCCAACCCGCCCACCATCGAGGGGTTCCCCTACACGTTCTGCACCGACCTTGCGTACCCGACCTCCGGGAGCTACACGACCAACACCTACCCGGTCTTGTTCGCCAACCTCGCGAACGGCTACCTGGTCGGCGACCGGAAGGCCCTCACGATCCAGCGCCTCTCAGAGAAATACGCCGAGACCGGCGAGGTCGGGTTCCTCGGGACGTACCGCGTCGGTGGGATGGTGGTCAACTCCGCGGCCATCAAGGCCCTGAAGATCTCGACGTAAGGAGCGGCCATGGACAAGCGCACCCGCTGTCTCGCCGGGGCCCTCGCCCTCTTCCTGATCGCCTCCGCCGCGCTGGCTCAATACTCCGTGTCGAACTACATGGAGGCGGGCGGGGCGAAGTGGGTCGTGGGCGGGGTGCTCCAGTTTGGAGGCTCAGTCAATACGACCGGCCTCTACTTTGGAGGCGGCACATCGGCGTCTCCCCTCACGACGGCCGTGGCCGACTCAAATTTCGCCACGTTTTATTCGCAGAGTACCGCGACCTCCGGGACATCACGCGGAATCTACTGGCGCCACTACCTCGCGGACACGACGCCCTCGGGAGAGGCCGCACGGTTTTTCACGACGGTCAATACGGCCGGAGCGACGGACGCGCACGGCGCGCACTTCTCGCTCTCCTACGGGGCGAGCGGCACCTGTACGGGTGAAAGCGCCGCCGTCCGCGCAACCCTCCACGTCCCGAACGCAACGCTGGGGGGCACCAACGGCGCGACCTACTCCGAGCTCTACGCCGACGGGGCGAGCTCCGACGTGTCCAACACCGTCGTCCAGCGATACGTTCTCGGAGGCAACGCCACCGGCCTGGCCACCCTCGACGACCATGCCGGCCTGTTCTCGGTCGAGGGAGGCACCATCGGGTCCGGCAACCTCGTCGCCACCAGCACGGCCACAGCCACCCACGCGATTCGGATCAAGATCAACGGCACGAACTACTACCTGTTGGCGGCGAGCGCCCCGTAACCAACCCCGGGCGGCCTTCCGCCCTTAGCGCAAGGAGTGGTCACATGATCGACCTGAAAAGCCTGATCGGGGTCACGCTCCTGAAGACCCCCACCGACCTGGCCGGGTCGGACACCGCCTCGGCCTGGCTCGATCTCCAGGGCCACGAGGGCGCCGTCATCAGCGCCATCGTAGGGGCCCAGACCGGCGTGGACTCCTCGAATTACGTGACACCGGTCCTCCAGGAATCCGACACGACCGCGGACGGAGACGCCACCAGCGTGGCCGCCGCGGACATCAGCGGCGCGTTCACGAAAATTGACTCGACCTCCGAGGACGACGTCGTCCAGTCCGTCGGCTACCGCGGCTCGAAGCGGTACGTCCGCGTGAAGTTCGACTTCACGGGGACCATCAGCGCCGGCTACTGCGCCGCCATCGGCATCGTGGGCGGCAGCATCTCCAAGCCGACCAGCGCCCCGGCCGCCGTCGCCGCGACCTGATCCCGACCTTCCGGCTTCACACCTCCATTCCCTCACGCGGGGGGCCATGACGGCCCCCCGCCCTCTTTTGAGGCGGTCTCATGGATCTGCCACTCACCGAGCTGCGATCGTACCTCGGGATGAGCTCTACCGCGTCTGACGTGACCCTCACGCGCCTCCTGGAGGCGGCCGTCAAATACATCGAGGAGTACACCGGGCTCGGGCTTTCCGCTGCCGACTACTCGGAGACCTACGACGGGGACGACGGCGTGTACCTCTCCCTCGACCATGCGCCCGTGAACTCCGTCTCCTCGCTCACGGTCTGCGACGACACGATCTCCGCGACGACCGCATGGGACACCGAGGGGTATTTCATCCAGCGGAACGCGCTCAAGCTCATCGGCTACCGATTCACCAGAGGGTTCCGCACCGTCGAGGTCACGTACAACGCGGGCTAC